GATCGTTGCGTCGCCTCCATCACATGCCTCGGTAAAAGTAGGCTCATATCGTGGTCTCCTCGGTGTTGTCCCCGCCGGGGTGACGGGGATTTCGTTCAACGGTAGCGGTTACCTGTTGCCCGCCTTGTTGGTCTTTCTCCGCCGGGTCTTTGTGGTCGTAGGCTTTGGCTTGCCGCGACCCGGCGTGTTGGTAGCGCGTGTCTTGACGCCCGTAGCCGGCGGGTGCGGGTTGGGTGTGGGTTTTCGACCCGCCACGGCAGCATTGCTGAACCGGCTGGCGATGTTAGCGCCCGACGCCGCCCGGCGCTCCGCAAGTGTCCGACCGTCTGGCTTGGGGGCCGGGCCACCACCTGTGGCGCGATTGCGATCGTTTACCCCGCGCTTCGTGTCTGTGGCGGCTTGGGTGCCGAGGCGCGATTTCCCCGTGGTGGCCCCGCCGCGCCCGCTGTTAGGGCGATTGTTGGGGCGCGAAGTAGGGCCGCTAGACGCGGTGCTGGCCGCGGGCTTCGGTTTGGGTTTGGGCTTTGGCTTCGGCTTTGGCTTCGGTGTCGCGGCCGCCGGCTTCGGCATACCCCGCGACATGACCTTGCCGTCCCGGCTCTTGACCGGATTCCCCTTGCCGTCTTTCACGACGCTGTTGCTCTCCATGCGCTTCCACGAAGGTACGCGTTTTTTCTTACGGGTCATGATGGGTCTCCTATTCCCTGTGGTACTTACGCACGGTTTGCTCGAACGCGAACTGCGCGTCTTTAGCGCTTGTCAGTTGGCCAAAAGCCTCGATGTATTCGGCGTAGCACGGCATCCTGAAAGACGTCAAAACGAGCGACAAGCGTTCAATTCGTTTCACGTGAAACATTCTCAGTTCGTCCACCATGGCGGTGGACTCCGCTGGGTTAAGGAGTGCTACGTCGGCCACGCTCTACTTCGACCCTCGCTTCTTCTTGGGCGCTGGATCTGGCTTGGGATCGGGTGCGGGATCGGGTGCCGGATCAGGCTTGGGTGCGGGTGCGGGTTCTACGGCTGCGACGCGGGCTTTACCTGTCCAGTCGAATGGGTCTCGTGCGGTTGGCATTATTGATCCGTCCTGTTTCTGGGTTTCGGGTTGGGGTTGTTGCTGTTGGACGGGGGGCTGGGGTTGGGGTTGGTGCTTCGAGGGTTGATCGAGCTCTTGCCGCCACCGCCGCTACTTTTGATACCCGCCAACAATAATGCAGTAATATTGTCTTCTTTGTTATTGAGCGTGGACGTCTGGTTGTCGTCGGTATTCTGCTGCCCTTGCATCGTCTCGCGTTGCAGGTTGAACTCTCCGCGAATGCGTTCCACCTCAATCTTGTTGGCCGCGCGCATCTGCTCGATCTGGATTTTGGTGTCCTCAGGATTCGTCCCGGCGCGCATCTTCTCAACCTGCGCTATAGCCTGCGCCATCATCGGAGCGATCTGGTATTCCACTTCCGGCGGCAAGCCTTCGGCCAACGCTTCCAGCGGAATGCCCATAGCTGCCGACACCTGAACCGCCAGATCCAGCGACATGTGATCCGCGATGTGCGCCGCCAGCGAGGCCATGACAGCACCGCCTTGCTCAGTCGTCAAGTTGGACGACTGTACGCCCTGCATGTTGGCCGTGTGCGCGTCTATGTGCGCCGCGTGATTCTGCGCCTGCCCCGCCTTGAGCGGTTTACCCCGCATCACGTTGCCGTACTCAGTCACCGGGTCCGCCGGTTTAGCCTCTTGGCGCTCAGGCAGCAGCAGGTGGTCGATATCGCTGGTGCCGGTGGCGTTAAGGAAGTCGATCACCGCCGCGCGCTTGTCCAGTACGTCCGGGAATTTCTCCGCGGTGTCCAGCTTCACTTGGCTTTCGATCATACGGCGTGATCTCGACACCTGAGACGGGTCCATCGCCGGCAGCAGATTGACCATGATCAGGTCAGTCGGTTGCAGAACGCTGTTGACCCCGAACTGCACAGGTTGGTTGGCGAATATCTCGCGCATCCGGTCGTGAATCATCCGCAACTCGGTGCGGTTTGCGCGATACAGGCGTCTGTGAACGGCGCTTTGGAACTTAGTTTGCTCGTCGAGAGCCGCCAGTGCTGGTCCGGGGGACACCGAAGACCCCATCATTCCCGAGAGATCAGCGGTGGCAACACCGCCCAACTCCTTGCCGTTCATCTCCATTTTGTCGATGAGAGCCATCAACCCCTGATCCGGCCCTCTGAACGGATGGAGCATAAGAGCGTCGGAAATGGGACCAGCACCGGGACTGTCAACATCCACGAATTCACCCGGCATGACACGGGTATTGTCTTCGCGAATGGACAGGGACGATTTCTTGAATCCGGCTGGGTGGTTTGCGAGATACCCCGCGTCCAGCGCTGCGCGCTGTCCGTCCCGCAACGCTTCGGTCTGGTTGGCCAGCAGTGCCCCCAACCCAAGCGCGAATATGGCTGATTTTCCGGGGTGGTACGGATAGGCGACGAATGCCGGGATCGGCTTTTCATCCGGGTCGCTCTCTACCCAGTTGCGGCGCAAAGACAGAACCTTCCCGGTGCTCACATGCACGGTTACGACGTAAGGTCTGGCCAGCATCTTCGGGTGTGGATCGCCCTCAAGGAACAGCATGCAGTGCGTTTCGTACAAGGTGTGGCCTTCGTTACCGTCCATGCTGCTGGCGGTGAGGCCTTGGATGATATCTCGCTGCTCGGTTACGGTGTCGTGCTCTGGCAGGGTGCCGCTGTCCAGATCAATCACCCGATACAGCCCGGCCTGCATCATCCGCACCATATCGTGGGCTTTGCAGAACATGCGGTGCGTGATGCGCCCGCATTTTGTGGACTTGGCGTCGTAGGATATGAACAGGTCTTCAACGGGTACATGGTCAGCCCGGACCGGGGAGGTCACTGTCGGATCGACGTACACCTTGCGGAACCCTATGCCGTGCAGCCCGCAATCGCGCAGGATCAGATCTGTATCTTCCTCGTAGCTAGGTAGCTGATCGCCCAGATAGTCGAGGTAATAGGCCTCAACACGGTCGATAGCCTTTTCGATATCACGTTCAGCTTCGCCGCGTTGCTGGCGGTCCAGCCCGGTGAGGTCAAACGCGGCGACACCGGTGCAGACTTTCTCCGGCGGCAGCAGTTCGCTCAGGGCCGACGCCTGAAAACGGGTCAGGGCGGATAGCAAAAGCGGGTGGTCTGACGTGTTGGCGTCTTCGTAGTCGATCGCATTAGGCTCGCTTTCCGGGCCGATACCCAGAAGCTGCATGGCCCGTGCGTTCTGTTCTTCCCACTCGGCGCGGCTTTTCTTATCCGCGTCGGCTTTCTCGGTGACGTATATCCCCACCGTGTCCAACTGGTTGTCGTCTATTGTCAGCGCGAGGTTTTCACCGTGGCCCTGAACCTTAGGTTCGACCGCGATCTGTTCCTCACCGACTATGATGTCACCGGTGTCGTCATCGCGCGTGACTGTGGTTTCCATGTTCATGCTAGTGTATCCTCATGTTGCCGCTGGCGGCCGCGCTCTGGCGTCGTCTGCGATCACGGAACGACGCCTGCTTCAGCATCGGAGGGATCAGCTTCGTCGCCATCCACGTCGCGCCAGCCGTGGCCATTACCAAGTCGTCGCGGTGACCGTCTAGCGCTTCCGGCCGGCCCGGGGAGCGCCACACGAATGATCTGAATTCGGCTTCGAGTTCTTTAGACCCGGGCGCGTCCTGCTCCAGCTTCAGGTGGCCGCTTTCGATCTGTACCCGCAGGTTATCCAACCCGGCAAGGCGCGGCATCGTCAGCTTCTTTCCGACTTCTGTGTCGTCGCTCTTGGTCCCGACGGTGGTGTAGCCTATCACGCGTTCAGACCCCACCTTCTCGCGCAACTGGGCCTCGTACCCGAATCCTACGCCGTTTGTCTCCACCGCGAACAGGTGGCCGGACGACGCGCCCTTCGCGCGCAGACCTAAGAGGTATCGGTGCAAGCTGTAAAGCTGGGCCAAAATGTCCGAGAACTCCAGATCTTGGCTCATGCGCATGGCCATTTTGACCCTGAGCATAAACTCTACCGCGAAGTCCGGGTCTACCGGATCGCCTCTGGCATGTTCTTCGCGACCGAGCATCACCACCGCGTTATTGTCGGCTCCGTCTCCGGCTGGGTCGAGCGCAACAATATAGAACGGCGGCGTCTTCAGCACGAAACCCCGCTCCCGAAGCAGCTTGCCGTTGGCGTAACTTACACCTCCATGTGTGCTGGTGGCCACTACTCGTCTCCGTACAACATGCGCGATACCCGGTCGGTCCGATCCAGCGCCGCGACCAGATCATCCACCCCGGTAGGCGGCGCTTCTATCATCTTTTCTACAGCTTCATCCAGATCAAGTCCATCTAGGTCTATATCCTCGCCCGCAAACAGCGCGTTCATGGCGTGGCTGCCGAAGAACGCGCCCTCTGGCGCGAGGAACATTGCGTTGTATTCCTGATCGAAACGTAGCTGCCCGAGGGTCAGTCTTTCCTCGGCCAAAAACTGTGAGGTGATGCGCGGACAGTGCTCGTGGGTGATCTGCATGTGGAAGAACACGCTGGACGCATCGCCTTCGCAGGCTTGGTAGAAGAAACCCTGCGGCCCATTCGGTGACGAAATCATGTGCAGCGCGCCGTGCGTGGCGGCCAGCGACGGGGTGATAACCGCTAGCAGGTCTTCAGCCGCGAACGCGGCTTCGTCCAGAATCACCAGCTGGGGCGAGAACCCACGGCCAGCGTCCGGGTTTTGACAGGGGATAGCCACCGCTGTCGATCCGTTCGGCAACGTCAGCGACAGCTTGTTCGCTTCCAACAGGTCTTTTTTGTCGTAGTGGCAGAGCACCGACTGCCGTATTTTGTCGATGAAATACGCGGCTTGGCGCAAAGACTTCGACGCGATCAGCACCAGCACGCCGGGGTTGTACGTCAAGAACCACGCGGCGAACCCCGCCGCCACGGTGGACTTCCCTGACTGCCGACAGGCCGCGATAGCGATGCGCGATGTCGCCATCGCTTCATCGACGTACACGCGCTGCCACTCGTCAAGATTAAGACCTACAGTTTTCTCGATGTAGGGTATCGGCTCAAGATAGTCAGGCTGTTCAAACCCGGTGTTGATCGCGTCGAACGAATTCACCACCTTGTCTATCCGGAACTTGAATCGGTTGAACATCACCCAGCCGCCGCATCCATGCGCTCTGACGCGCGTTTCGTGAGAGCGTTTATCGTGCGCTGAAGCTCCTCGACCATGCCTTCGCGCGTTGATTTGTCGAGGCCTTTGTTACGCCTGATGCGCTTCTGGTACGCGCGCATTTCACTCAGCCGTCGCGACACGTCACCGATGTACTTGCGGTACTGGAGCAGCGACCGGTTCTCGTCCACGATCTCCCGCGCGGTTTCGACGTCACCAACTCTGATCCGCGCCCGCAGGTCGGCGTAAACCTGATCCACCTCTTTCTTCCAAGTATAGAAATCAGACGTGAACTTGGTGTTGCTCTTGTTCGAAGCGGGCACAAATGACCGTTGCATCCGGCCCAGAATAGCGCCGGTGGGTTTCCACGCCACGTCTAGCATGCGGTTGGGTAGTGGGTCGTCGCCGGTTATGAGGCCCGTCAGACCGTCGGCGGCCGCGAGAACGTAAGCCCCTAGAGGCCCGGTGTACCCACGGATCATGTGCTCGGCTTTGATGGGGGATATGTCAAGATCTGTCCCCGTAATGGCCCCCACCGCCCTGTTAAAGACGTTGTAAACAGGGTGCGTGGCTTTCAACGTCTCCGACGTGCTGTCGCGATACCGTTCGCCCGACGAAAGGCGTTGCATGCCCGCGCTCTCAATGTCTCTCCCGGTGAACATACTTTTGTTCAACGCCGCTTCAAGCGCTGGTTTCAACGTTTGCGGCGT